CTCCACCGAACGCATCTCGGCGTTGTTGACCGAGTCTTCGATCATCAACGCTTTGAGGTTGATGTGCCGCTGACTGTCGTAGAGACGTTCGGGCAGGGCCATGTTGTTGAAGTCAATGCGCAGGCTCTGCGCGCCGATGACCTTGTACACATCGTCCAGTGCATGCATGTAACCGCCGATCACCACGAACACCGTCTTCTTGCTGATGTCGTAAGGCATCTTGATGTAGGCGTACTGCCCCAGCTTGCCATCGGCATTCTGCTTGTAGATCATCGACGGGGTGATGGGGATCAGTTCCATCGGACCGATCTCACGGAAATCGTGCAGGCCGATCTGGTTGTCACGGGCAATGCGCGTGGAGCGTGCGCCATCGACCACATGCAGACCTTCATCAGACCCACCGACGCGATGGAAGAAGCCGTTGACGGTGACCAGGCAGTAACGCGAGTTCTGCAGGAAGTCCACGTCCTTCTTGGAAATCAGCAGATCGTGCTTGTCACCTTCGTTGATCTGCGAGTTGTGGTGACGACCCACGGCGATGGCCTTGACATCGTAGCCGGCCCGCCAGGCGCAGGTATAGCGTGCGACCTTGGGGGTCATGTCCGGCAACATGGCCAGCGTGGGCAGCGCTGCATTGCCCATGGAAATCAGCCACTGGGAAATCGTGCGTGCCATGGTACTTACGCCCATCAGCGGACGGGCGGTGTCCATGTCCAACCACACAGCCTTGGGCAGCGCCGGGTGAGTCAGCTGGAGATAGATTTTACCGTACGTGGCAAAAATGACGTTGATCGGCATGGCCGACAGATCGGCATCAGACCACTGGCGATCTTCACCTTTGGAGCGCACCTTGGCGCCAGTCAGTTGGTAGGGCATGAGGGTCTCCTGAGGGGAATTCAACGCAACAAAACCAAGGCCCTGAAAGAGCTTAGGTTATGATATGGTGCGTGTAGTTTTTTACTTGCATTGCCATACGATACCATCTCTCGATCGGAGATTACCATGAGCGTTAACCAAGTATCGCCCCCGTTTGACCCAACGGGTAAGGCTGCGAGCAATCGCATCTCGAGCGAACGTCAGACAATCTCGGCGCCGGGATGGTCCAACTTCTACTTCACCATCCCCAAGATGGCTCCCTACTTCCAGGAAAGCCTCGTGGTGGTCCATCACCCCAGCGGCCGTCGCCTGTACGAAGGCGTGGACTTCTTGTGCTCGCACAAGTTCCACGATGCTTCGCTGGCGTGCGGTAAGCCGATTTACGGCTCGCTGACGTACTTCGACAAAACCCTCGCCGGTGTGGTCGAACTGACGTACCAGACCATCGGTGGCGAATGGGTGATCGATGAACAGACCATCCAAGACATCCTGAGTAACAAGCTGGTCAACCCGCGCATCACGACCTGGGAAGAAGTCGTTGAAGTGCCCCGCGAATTCCCCGTGATTGATCACGAGTGGGATCTGGTTGACATGGTCGGTGCATCGGCCATTGTTGAAAAGCTGGAAGGTATCCGCGACGCCATCATCCTTGCAGGTGAAGGTGGACTGGGTGACCATTTGGCCGACTTCGACAATCCGCACAAAACCACCAAGGTCCAGGTGGGCCTCGGTAACGTGATGGACTTCCCGATTGCCACGGTTCCGCAGGCGCAGGCCGGTACGGACAATGCGTCCTACATGACTCCGCTGCGTGTCTCCCAGGCAATCACCGCGCTGGCGCTGACTCCGCTCAACGCGCACGTGGGCAACCTCAACAACCCGCACGGCACCACTGCCGCGCAGGTCGGTCTGGGCAGTGTCCAGAACTACGGGGTGGCCACGCAGCCGCAGGCAGAGGCCGGTACCAGCAACACGGTCTATATGACCGCTCTGCGCGTGGCGCAGGCGATCCAGACCCAAGCGCTGGCTCCGCTGAACACCCACACCTCCAACAAGTCCAACCCGCACGAAGTCAACAAGGCGCAGGTGGGTTTGGGGAACGTCCAGAACTATGGCATTGCCACGGTGACCGACGCTCGTGCCGGTACGTCCAACGTACTGTACATGACCCCGTTGCTGGTGAAGGAAGCCATTGGCGTGCTGCTGGGCGATACGCTCACCGCGCACATCAATGACACCAACAATCCGCACAATACCAACAAGGCCCAAGTTGGTCTGGGTAACGTGCAGAACTACGGTGTGGCAACCCAGTCGCAGGCACAGACCGGCACCGACAACTCCACGTACATGACGCCGCTGCGAGTATTCGAAGCGATCGAAGTGCGCGTGCGTGCGCCGATGCTGGATCACGTCAACAACACCAACAACCCGCACGGGACCACGAAAGCCCAGGTTGGCCTGTCCAACGTGGACAACTACACCACTGCCACCATGACGCAAGTCGAGGCAGGCGTGTCGGAAACTTCGTGGGTGACCCCGGCCGGTGTGCGTCGCGCCATCCAGATCTTCGGTGGTGGCGACGTGGATACCCACGCCGCGCGTACGGACAACCCGCATAGCGTCACCAAGACGCAGGTGGGTCTGGGCAATGTTCAGAACTTCGGCATTGCTGTGGCATCGGACTACTCGGCCAAATCGGAAACCACCTACGCTACGCCGAAGGGCGTTGCCGACTACGTGGATACCCGCTTCACCGACATGACCGGTCACATCGCCGATCGTGACAATCCGCACCAGGTTACCGCAGCGCAGGTGGGTACCTACACCTCGCAGCAGATCGACCAGTTGCTCAGCGGTAAGCTGGGTACCACCGGTGTGGCAGCTGACTCCAGCTTGCTGAATGGCCTGTCCTCGCAGCAGCTGTTGGCAGCCATGTCCGGTTCGATCACCTACTTGGAAGTGCGTGACCAGTCGGCCGTGTCCTACACCCGCCTGGGCTTCTTCAACGAGCCCGGTGAAGACACCGATCAGACCTACGTGGTGCAGATCTCCGGCGGCGAAGCCGATGGGGAAACCGAAACCTCGGTGGTCATGCTGTACTTGAACATCAACAGCCCGGACAAGTCCTACATGGAGTTGCTGTCTGGTAAGAAGCCGGCGTGGTCGTTGAGCTACCGCTTGACCGATCAGAACGTCTTCGAGCTGTGGATGAACGATACGCTCAATCGCAATCAGGTTCAGATCCTGGCCAATCGTGAAGCTATCGGCTTCTTCGAAGGCACCAATGATTTCACCACGACTGCTCCGACCGGCCTGACCGCCATCAAGAGCGTTGCTAAGGTCGTCGCCGCTGGCGGCACCGGCAACATGTCGCTGGAGCAGATCAACGTGGTGGCTACCGCTGATGAAGTGACCGCAGCCCGTCTGGTGCGTACTGATTTCGCGGAAGATTACCATGACTTCCACCAGATCCTGACCGGTACGGCCAAGCGCTTTACCAAGTCGGAGTTTAACACCATCAAGGCTGACGGGTTGGAGCTGAATTCGAAGTGGGAGATGTATTCGCCCAATCCGGAGACGCACACCAACTACAAGTTCGAAGTGGAGTTGACCGCCACTGGCTCGGCCAGTGCGATGGGTGTGTGCATTGCCTACGTCGAGCGCGATGGCGTTCGTCATGGCCTGTACGCACTGCGCAGCGACGGTCGTCTGGTGCAGGAAGGTGCTGCTGGTAAGAACTTCTACAAGCTGTTCACCGTGGGCTACAACCTGCTGACGGCAGAGGCCACCATGATCCAGGCAACCAGCGATGGTCTGCGTTGGGGCGATGGTGTGCTCGATGCCAATCGTGCAGGCACTCCCTACAACCCGGCTGCAACCGCCAACGTGTGGGCTGCTGCGGGCGTAGGTGGGAAGGTGGTCATGTCGGTCACCAAGACCGGCACGCAGTTCTACGTGGAACTGCGCCAGACTGTCAACGCTTCCACTGTCACCAAGACGGTCTCCTTCGACGTCGCAAGTGATCCGGTGCTGGCTGACCTGTTCAGCGGCGCCTGTGGTTGGGGCGTGGTAATCAACAAGAATCGTGCTCCGATTGCTGCGGAGACGGTGAGTGTGAAGGCGGCTGTCCGCCCCGACGCTTACCGTCGCTACATGCAGCTGGTCGATGGCACTGAGCAGGTGGTGTCCGAGTTCAATGGCGATGCATGGGTGACCAACTCCGTGAATCTGCCCAAGGCTCGTACCCAGCAGCGGTTGATTACCAGTGAGATCAACGGTCGCCTGTACTTCGGTGCACGTGACGGTACGGTCCGCCGTATCTTCATCGAGGCCGACACTGCATCCGACCAGAACGTCGCCACCTTCTAATAGCTTCACGGAGAGCGCGGGATGAATCCCATCAAATACCCGCTCGATCTGACCGGTCGTTCCCCGACGAATAAAGTAGTCGGGGAACCTCAGTCCTTGGTGGCTGTCGGCAATCGAGCATTCGTGCCCAACTACGGTCCGTTCTATACCAAGTCCTTGGTAGTCAAGCGCGCTTCCACCGGCGCTGTGCTGGAAAAGCAAAAGCACTACAAGGCCGTGCAGCTGTTGCCGGAAGCCACCATCAAGACCGGTCAGGAAGTGTGTACCGTCATCGTCATCACTGACGACACGATCGGTAACGACTTCGTGATCGACTACCAGGTGGTCGGTGGCGATTACAGTTCGTCCATCACTGCGATCCAGCAGATGATCGACGCGCTGAACATCGATTACCGTTCGGTGCAGTGGGGCTCGATCATCGGAAAGCCCGAGCGCTATCCGGCGGCCCCGCACTTGCATGACATCGGTGACGTCTACGGCTTCGAGTACATCGTGGCCGAGCTGGAGGCAATTCGTCAGGCCATCTTGATGGGTGATGAAGCGTCCCATCGTGAGCTGATTCAGTACGTGGACTACCAGGACGGTTTGATCCGTACCGACGTGGCCAACCTGCGTACCGACTTCAACGCACACGCCACCAACGTGAGCAACCCGCACAACACCACCAAGGCGCAGGTCGGCTTGGGTAACGTGCAGAACTACGGCATCGCAGCCAATGCGGACGCCGTGGCGGGTACCTCCAACGCGCTGTACATGACGCCCCTGCGTGTCAAGGAAGCCATCGATAAGTTTGCAGGCGACGCCCTGCGACTGCACATCGACGACAAGAACAACCCGCATGCCACTACCAAGGCGCAAGTGGGTCTGGGCAATGTCGACAACTTCGCAACCTCCACGGATGCGCAGGCGGTGACCGGTACGGCGACCAACCTGTTCGTGACCCCGGCCAACGTCCGGGCGGCCATTGCCCAACAGGCACTGGTTCCCCTGAACGCCCACATCGCACGGATCGACAATCCGCACGGTGTGACGAAGGCGCAGGTGGGCTTGGGCAGTGTGCAGAACTACGGAATTGCCACCTCGGCGGAAGCCTTGAATGGTTCGTCCAATGCGCTGTACATGACCCCGCTGTTGGTCAAGACCGTGATCGATGCGGCGATGGTGCCGGTGAACAACCACATCAACGATCGCAACAATCCGCATCAGACGACCAAGACGCAGGTCGGCCTCGGTAATGTGGACAACTTCGCAACGGCTTCTGAAGCTGAGGCGCGAGCTGGCTCGCTGAACGATCGCATGATGACTCCGCTGCGCGTGGCTCAGGCCATTGCAACGCAGGCATTGGCACCGCTCAATGACCACGTCAACAACCGGAACAACCCGCACCAGGTCAACAAGGCGCAGGTGGGTTTGGATCAGGTCATCAATGCCAAGCAGGTGCGCAACACCGGCGGCAACGATGTCCAGATGCGCTGGGCCAATGGTCAGATCGAAGCAACGGTGGATGCCTCCTTCATGGGGCGCATGCACACCACCGCACAGCCCGATCCGAACATCGCAGCGCATGCCAACCGCGGTGATAACCCGCACGGTACCAACAAGTGGCACGTCGGTCTGGGTAACCTGAACGATTGGCCGGCAGCATCGTCGTGGGACATCGGCAATGGTACGGGCGGTCGCTACGTTCCGGCTGATGCGCTCAAGGCGTATCTGGACTCGCTGGGTATCGGTTCGGGTAACACCGGACTGGAGAACTACCGTGGTGGTCAGCGCGGCTTTGCCCGTATCGGTCCGATGCTGATCTGCTTCGGTTGGGAAAACACCACCAGCAACAACCAGACCTACCCGTTCATGCGTGCGTTCTCCCAGCGCCCCACGGCGGTTGGTCAGGCGCACGACATCACCAACGGCTCGCCCTCGCGTTCGATGCAGTCCGTCGACGGTGTCAACACCTTCGGCCTGCGTTTCCGCTGGGACGGTATCGGTGTGCAGGGTGTCAGTTACATCGCAATTGGTACTGCGGCGTAAGTAATACGGTGCCACTGGGTCTTCGGGCCCAGTGGCATTCTTCTCTTTTGACTCGAGCAGGATCATGAAAGACATCAACAGCGTAGTTGCGGTGAAAAGCGAGTTGGCCAAGGCCATTCCGTACAAGCGATTCGATGCCGATCTGAGCATTCAGTTCGACGCCGAAGCCTCCAAGGAACTGCACCTGAACGTGTGGCGGGTGGTGGATTCATTCAAGTTCTACATCGGCGAAGAAGCCGATCAACGTTGGGCGCGTGTGCCGGCAGGTTTCTTGACCGACGGTGCTACGATTCCGCGCCTGCTGTGGTGGTTGCTCCCGCCGTGGGATACCTACTCCCAGGCAGCGGCCCTGCACGACTACCTGTGCGAATACGCCGTCCTGTATGAAAAGGGCGAACCGGTTCCGTGCAGCCGTAAGGAAGCTGATCGCATCTTCAAGGACGCGATGAAGGTTTCTGGTGTGGGTGTGTGGCCGCGTCAGGCCATGTACGTGGCCGTGCGCCTGTGGACGAAGTTCGGCAAAAGGAAGAGCCCGTACGTAGTGGACCTCAAACGGCGTCTAGACGCTGCGTGGGAGTTCAGTGAGGTCAGTGCACCTGCGGCAACTGCGTAGGCCGCATAGGGCCATACAGACAGCATAAAGCCCCTCCCGCGATGGGAGGGGCTTTATGTCCGCTATTGCGGGGGTGTGTCCTGCGGGAACGTGTACGGCGGCTGGCCCGGAGGGAAGGGCTGCGGATCGAACGGTCCCGGCTGAGTCTGCTGCGGTTGCGGCTGACGGCGCGCGTCGTCGTTGGCCATGGTCTTGGTAACATCACCCAAGACATCGATAGCCTTCTCCATCACACGGGTCTGCTCCGGCGTGGGCTGCTTACCCGTGAAGATCGCCGCGACCATAGCCAGCGAGATCAACAGGATGAAGATAGCGCCAGCGGCGGCAATGACCTTGTTCGCATTCCACTGGCGAGGCTCCGGTTGCGGAACCGCAACAACCGGAACAGCCACCGTCGAAGCGGCGGGAGTAGGAACCACCACAGCCGGAGCCGGTTCAGCCTGCGGAGTCAGGGCTCCGGTAGCCAAATCGAAATCGGCGTTGTACAGCTGCAAGGCCGCAGTAGAACCACGGCTCACCAACAGTGCGATGACCTCCGAACCGGTGTGGTCCAAAGATGCTTTCAGGTGGTCCTGTACGCCATCGTTGAGTGCGATCAACAGCGGCGGGGCCCAGGGGAGTTGCGAGAGGGGAATGGTGCTAACACTCCCCAACAGGTCTGCCAGTTTCATGTCAACCTCAAATGGGAAGATTGGGGAGGATGATACCGGCTTGGTAGTACCCGATGCAAATTGCGTCGATGCGATGTTCGTCCAATTCCGCCAGATCAATCCCGCTGGGATTGAGCAGATCGGTTTTCGACATAATCGCACGCGTCATCAACGTCTTATCACCACTGGTGCCTTTCACGCCCATGTACTTCTTCACGGTGGACGGGTCCACAGTGCGCAGGGTAGCGAATTGATCGTAGCGCCAGCAGGCGCGATGGATGGCATTCATCAGTTTAGACAAGGCACCGTAGGAAGTCGCAAAGCGACCCATGTACGGCGACTCGGTGACAATCACGTGCGGTTGTGCGTAATGGAGGAACCCCAGCAGATTTTCCTCGTGGCCCAACAAACGGGCAAACAGGTCTCCGTGGTAACGGCTGGCCGTGACGAACTCGCGCTGGAGTTGTGAGCCACGGAACAGATGTGCCTCCGCCAATGACACCTGGCGATTACTCAAATCAATCTCAATCTGGGCTGCACCGAAGGTATCGGTACCCGGATCGAGACTGACGATGCGAAGAGGTTCTTCGCCAGGTGGTTTGGGGAGCATGAGAATTAGCCGTTGTCCAGTACGAACAGGGGCTCGGAAGCGCCCATGTCCAGATTGAAGTCGAAGCCCTTGTTGGCGAAGGCCACCGGGAAGTTGTCCGACACGAAAGAGGTGACGGTGGCGCCCAGCACTTCGCTGTAGGAACCAGCCGAACCACCACCGGGCTGCAGCAGCGGAACCGTCTGGTCCACGCCGGCTACCAAGGCGATCTCGGAGATAACGCCGTAATATGGGTTATCGTACAGAATTTTTACAGCTTCCATGAACTCGGCGACGTCGTTCTCGGTGAAGCTCATGTTGAGCACCGTGGAGACCGACACCGTCGTACCGTCAGTGGTGACCACACCGGTGTTGGGAATGGTCGGGGCAGACGGGTTCAGGTTCGAACCATCGGGAATGAACGGCACCGAGGTGGTGACGCCATCCTTCTTGGTGTTGATCAGTGCCTGCGGCACGACGTCGGTGAAGACCAGTCGACGCAGGTAGTACGCCACGTACTGCACGCCGCCGACGCTGACGAAGGTACGCAGGCCGTAGCGGGCACGCTGGGTAGCGTCCAGATCGTCGGTCGCCCGACGCAGGACGAAGGGCAGGTGACCGTACAGAGCCGCATCCGTAGCGGAGTGCTTGATGGGGCTGGTGTAGGGCTGACCATCGACACCGGCTTGGTTGCGATGGCCCTTGTTGCCGATGGCGAAGTAACGCGCACGCGGCACGGCTTGGTTGGCCGGGATGACACCAGCATGGATGCCGAACTTCTCATTGAGAGTGGTGTTCTCCCAATGGGTGTAGGGCAGACCCAGGTACTGCAGGGTCTGCAGCCGGCTACCGTACACGGTACGAGTGATCTGGGAAACGCGAGTGATGCTTGCCATGGTCGGACCTAATGTCTAGTGGTTTACGAAACGATGAGGGCACGAATGCACTTGGGCACTTTCGGCCAGACCACATCGGGGAAAGACGGTTGCTGCGGGACGTCACGAAGACGCTGGGCGTAGTTCGCCACGTCTTGAATGTGATCCGGGTCAATGCTGGGATGAACGCCGAAATTGACCTGGTTACTGTGGCGCTGCAGGATGTCACTGACCGTACGCAGCAGCAGGTCCCGTTGCACGCGGACTTGCTCATGCTTGGTCAACTGACACAGCGGAGTTTGCTGGGGCTGGTGATGTGCCAGCGAGAACGGTCGAGACATACCTGTGACCTTAGTAAGAGATGCCATAAAATAGACGATGCGAAGCGGTAGTTGCCTACCGCCTCGCACCGACCATCTGTTTTACGCTTCGATTTCAGCAGTGCCTGCATCCGGCGCGGGGAGGGCGGCCACGCTCGGGGCCTCCAGCTGCAACACCGGATTTTCAGC